GAACAAAGGGGATTTGTTGCGCGGATGTATGGCTGTGGCCTTGGGTGCGGTTGCCCATTATGTAATAAGGAAATATATCGTATGACAGATTTTCTTTTTAAAAATGACTAATAGTGAATAACAAGAGCCGTGTTGTCTGTGACAGATAGTACGGCTCATTTTCATGGCTGCATGACGACCATAAAATTATCAAAAAGACGATGTTTTTTCTCGTTATTATCAAATTTATATTGTAACTTTGCAGCACCTACTCTTAGATGAGACTATATAATACAAAGATATTTAGGTAATCGTATTTATGAGCACAGAATGGAAAAGATTGAATAATCCTCCAGTTGTTGCTGCCATCTTTCAAATAAAATACGAAAGAGGCTGCATTAACGTAGAAGATTTTTTGCGATATGATTCTGTTGTCAGAAAGAAGCTGAAAGTGCGTGCAGATAATATGCAGTCAACTTTCACTGTTCCAAAATCAACCAATATAAGTCTTGGGAAGGTTCAAATAAATGGAACACAAGAAACGCATAAAATCGGTTTTACATATCTGTCTTCAGATCAAAAGGTAAAACTCTCATTGGCGGAGGACGGCATTACGTTCACATCTGAGGAAAGATATACAGGTTGGGAACATTTCAAATCATCAGCATTAGATTTTTTGGATATATATGCTCCTATTCTCAGCGAACATACCATATTGCGCACTTCCATACGTTTTGTTAATCAATTTACGTTTAAGGACTTTGAGGATCCTGCTGAATATTTCAACACCGTAATATCATCAGCCTCTCAGACGAATCCTGTGCCGTATCCTCTTCTAAAATATGGTTTCAGACTTACGCTTGACGTGGAAGAGGGTGTCTATTCAATAGTTAATCAGAATGTGAACAGTATAGCAGGCAGATATGTATGCGTGTTTGATATTGATGTTCTAAATAGGAACAATATCATTTTTGACAAGTCATCAATAAGTGATGTTCTCGAACATTTAAGGAATGTGAAAAACAACATATTCTTCAATAACCTGACAGATAAAACATTGAACTTATGCAATTGACAAAAACTAAAAGCAATTGGCGTACAGTAACTATAATGGCAGGAGTCGTCATGGGTGGCTCAATTGCGATGTATGCAAGCGTTGACCCTTACAGCAATATAACTACAGTTTTGAACAACCACGATACAGCCAAATATATAAGTGACGTGAATAATGAAGCTGATGAGCAACTTGATATGCACTTCCTTTTCAACAACCTTGTTGCCCAATGGAAAGAGAATACCATGTTCTGTTCGTCTGCTAAAAACATAATTGAAGACAAAAACTTTCAAGCTATCGCCGCTTTGGGTAAAAAGGCTGTACCATATATTGTGAATGAGATAAATCTGTGTCCTTCAACATTGGTGTGGGCATTGAATATTATCTACAACAAAAAAATAACAGACCGTCCAAACGTAACGGTTTCTGATGCTTGTAGGCTATGGGTGAAAAAACTGACAGAATAAAAGCATCTCTCATAAAGATTTTCCCACTTTTGGCATCTGACAGTTCTTTCAAAATAACAAGTCCTGCCACCCCGAATTATAATTGCATTGCGTGGGCATACCAACAAAAAGAACAATGGATGCAACCGCCTAATGGTATGCCTTATCTTGATGGTGTAACGTTTTGGCCAGGAGGAACTACGGAGAGCATGGAAATAACATCCCTTGTGGAAGCGTTTCAAACAAAGGGATATGAGGAATGTAATAGTGATATTCACGAAGATGGATATATGAAAGTCGCATTGTATTGGAATCCGTGTACTGGCGAATGGACTCATGCGGCTCGGCAGCTTAGGGATGGAACGTGGACGAGCAAAATGGGACAGAGCAACGATATTCAGCATGGTCCACCAAAAGTATTGGAGTCGAAACCTTACGGTAAGGTATATTGTATAATGAAGCGGAAAGTTGAGTTTTAAAAACTTGCTTTCCGCTTTTCATATCCTTAAGAAATATTTATCGTCCTCCATGCTCTATATAATAAAGATTTACTTAACTGTCATTTGATTTGCTTTCTCGGCCTTTTTAATGGCAGTTTCTAATTGACGAGATATTTCATCGGAAACATTCTTTGAAATTCTATCCGATATTTCTTCAACTTGTTCTCGTGTGAGCCGCGTAAAAAGATGGCAAATGGAAAGATGCGTCAATGTGGTGGCTCAAGTGTGAAAGCAAGGGATATTCATTATCAAAAACACAGAAAATATGCGTGTGAGACAAACTTTTCTTCTTAAAAACTTGTCTAATTGATAAAATAATACTATTTTTGTAACAGCAAATAAGATAATACACTTATTCAAAAACTCTAAAAAATAATGAAAGAGACAGAATTTCTTGAAGCGATTCTCAGAGAAGGTTTCAACAACACACAAGTCCAAGTACACGATGGCAAAGGCTTCACAGACGCAAGGTCTTTTGCCAAGAGCTTTGTTGGCGCAAGCCACGCATATAAAGCCATTGACTTCACCTTTGACTCACAATCCAAGTATGCGCTGCTCTTCGTCAGCTCCGAAGATGCGGAAATGTATGACGATTTAACAAGAAAGGCAGATTTCATATCTGACATGAGAGACGGCAACGGAACGACAGTTCATTATTTCAAACTATCATAAGGAGGGAATGGCAATGGGGAAACGGTATATCCACAAGTTATGGCACAAGTGGTGTGTCTTTTGCGAAGCGTCCGAAGGCATGGAGCAAATAGCACTGATAGGGTTGATTTTTTTGATTTCTACCGTCCAGCTTGTGGCAAGTGTGCTTTTCTGGAAATCCGTTGTCGGGTTTCTTATGGCTTTGACGTTTACGGTTGTGTCGGCAAAAGTATTGGCAGCCGTGTGGGACGAATACAAATCACAAAAACCTTGAAGCAGATGGTGCAAGCAACATGGAAGGTCATAGTCAAAGAGAAATCTCTTGACAAGCCAATAGAAAGCATCTATCATGGAAATAGAACCCGAACGGAGTTAAAGGCTTTCTATGGATTGGAAGAACCTGATGTAGAGTGGTACAAGATACTAAAAGTCAAATAAAAATATAGAATATGACGGAAAAAGAAAGTACAGAGACATTGGTGCGCATATTTGCCGCAGCAGAAGAGAAAGTAAAAGCAGAGGGAGGCTCAATGAAAGACTTCAAGAAGTTTCTCAACACTACGCCGAACTACATCCCGCAGATAATCGTGGCAGCTATTGCTGACACACAGAACGAGATGCTGAAAGCAATGAAGTCCATAGCGAAAAGTCGGGCATCACAAAAGGAAGGAGCTTATCATGAGTGAAAGCAAACTAAAATTGACTGGCGGTGAGTTTGAGAAGGCTCTGTCCTTGACAATCTCGGAGATAAAGGAGAAAGTGCGTAAGGAAAGAGCAGAGTCCAGCGAAAAAGGCATGCGTCTAAAGTCATCACCATTGCTGACCTTGGTTGACGGCGGCAATTTTACGAAAGACTTCATCGTGAGGGAAATGCCAAAGCTGCAGAATAGGAGTTCAATGCTATCTTCTGGTGTGAGGAAAGTCCTTGAAGCCACCATCTCTTTGGCTGTGCGCAGAGTCGTGGTTATGAGAGTGCCTGAAGCGCAACAGGAAGGGTGATGACTATTACCGCATACAATGGTGCGAAATAAAAAAACGCATAAGACCGGACGGAGCGATGTTTTTTCGCATATAGCCGCCGTAGAGAAAGCGAGACGATAATATTGTAACAAAGGAAAAATATGAAACATTCATCATTTGATTGGAATCCGCTCATCAGTGTAAAGGCGTTGGGCAAGTTTAAAGCTCCTGTAAGAGCCACGAAAGGAAGCATCGGTTATGACCTGTATGTGCCTGAAGACACCAAGATACCCGCAAAGAGCCGCACTCTGGTCCCTTTGAATTTCGCCATAGAGTTGCCGCATAATGTAGAAGGCAAAATAGAGCCTCGGAGTGGTTTTTCCGCTAAGGGGATTGAAGGTTTCGGCACTCGGACAAAATGGGTTCTGAAATGGGGCTGGTTGCCATGGGAGACTTCAGAGAGTGGGCTGCTGCGTTTTGACGCGGATGTCATCAACGGAAAGATAGACCCAGGATACAAGGGTATGGTGAACGTAATCATCAAGAACAATGATGTGGCGTTTGTCATCAAGAAAGGCACTCGTATAGCCCAGCTGACGTTCTATCGCGTCCTTCATCCAAAGGAATTCGCGTTTGTTGACGAGCTTACGGGCTATGACAGGGGTGGCGGTTTCGGACACACTGGAACGAAAGAAATCAAGTGAGAAGAAAGATATGCACTTCCCAGTTCATTTAGTTACGCCGAGGGTAAAAAGGCTGTGCTGGAAAAACTCTGTACCTTTGTGGAAAAAGCCAATGGAGAACTTGTTGAACTGGAAAGTCGTATGGGCCTCTTTAGGAGGAATATTTGGATGGTTTGTCGCAGAGTTTAAGCCGACATTCCCCTTGATTGTGGTAGTTGTAATCCTTATCGTAAGCGACGCATGGAGCGCTTTCCAACTTGACAAAAGGGTTCACAAGCGTTATCCCGACAAAGTGAAGAGGCGCAAAGCCAAGTTCACGAGCTTCGCTTTCAGCAAGGTCATAAAGGTCACAATCCCCAAAAGGCTGTGGCTTATCGTCCTGTCATACATCGTGGAGCATTGGATATTCATCCATGTCAGCATACCCCTTAGCTATGTGGTCGCAGGGGCGATAGCTTTCGAGCAGGTGTTGAGCATCTTCGAGAACGAGGCTTCTTGCAGAGAGAATGAGGAGGACAGCCGTCTGTGGAAAGTGCTGCGCTGCCTGCTCATAGACAAGACGGAGCGGCATTGGGATATTGACCTGAGCGATTTGAAAAAAGAGGAAGGCAAGGAGGAAGACAAAGACAACAAATAACTTAACATATGCGAAATCACAGTTTTTTTACATCGGAGGCTGTCTCGGAAGGACACCCCGACAAGGTGGCAGATCAAATAAGCGATGCCATCCTTGATGCCTATCTCGCCAAAGACCCGAACTCAAAAGTGGCTTGTGAGACATTGGTTACGACAGGGCAAGTCATTGTGGCCGGCGAGGTGAAATCGTCTGCCGCCGTTGATGTCTGCTCGGTGGTCAGAGAGACAATCGGCAGGATTGGCTACAATAAGCCTGAATACAAGTTTGACGGCGAGAGCTGCGGCATAATCAACCTCATGCATGAGCAGAGCGCAGACATCCGCAGGGGTGTTGACAAGGGCGAGGAGCAGGGTGCTGGCGACCAAGGCATGATGTTCGGCTATGCCACCAACGAGACGGACAGTTATATGCCTCTGCCCATCTATCTCGCCAACTTGTTCGTACACGAACTTGCAAAGATACGCAAGGAGGGGAAAGTCATGCGATACCTGCGTCCTGATTCCAAGAGCCAAGTGACAGTTGAGTACGATGAATTCGGCAAACCATGCCGGATAGACACGATTGTCATATCGACGCAACATGATGAGTTCGGCGGTGATGCGGCGATGCAGGAGCAGATAAAGAGCGATGTCATAAACATCCTCGTGCCACAGGTGAAGAGCATGATGCATTCTTATGAAGTGCAGGCTTTGTTCAATGACAGCATCAAATATTATGTTAATCCCACGGGAAAGTTCGTCATAGGCGGGCCTCACGGCGACACGGGGCTTACAGGGCGTAAGATTATAGTTGACACCTATGGCGGCAAAGGCGCACATGGAGGTGGGGCGTTCAGCGGCAAAGACCCATCGAAAGTTGACCGCTCGGCAGCGTACATGGCTCGTTATATCGCCAAGAATATGGTAGCCGCAGGCGTGGCAGACGAAATGCTCGTACAGATAAGCTATGCTATCGGTATGTCAGAGCCTGTAAGCGTGAACGTTCAAACTGACGGAACGGCAAAGGTTCTGTCCGATGCGGAGATAGCAGAACGCATTCCACAGCTCTTTGATTTGCGGTCAAAAGCCATTGAGAAGAAGCTGGACTTGCGTAATCCTATTTATCTTGAGACAGCCGCATACGGTCATTTCGGACGGAACTGCATTTCTGCAAACAAGACCATAGAGGGAGAGACGAGAGGCGTTGGATTGTTCACATGGGAAGCCCTTGACAGCGTGGACTTGATACGCAAGTCTTTCTTTGGAGAATAAGCGGCTATGGAGAGAATAGGAATAATAGTCGCAATGGATAAGGAGTTCAACTTACTGAAGCCGATGCTCCTTAATCCATCCGAGAGCGAAAGCGATGGATATAGACGAGCGGAAGGTGAGATTAACGGTGTGCCTGTCATATTGCAGAAATGTGGAATAGGCAAGGTGAATGCGGCGATGGGCGCAATGCGGCTCATCCATTCGTTCAGCCCCACCGTAATAATATCCACAGGCGTTGCAGGAGCGTTGCTCGATTACGAAAAGCCGCTTGATGTGGTGATTGCCCGAAGCTGCGCTTACCACGATGTATATTGTGGCAAGGAGTTTGCGAAAGGTCAAGTGCAAGGTATGCCTGCAACCTTTGAGACCGACAAATGCCTTGCGGACATCGCCATGTCATCAATAGAAAGCGGTTGGGCTGGTCTCATTGTCAGTGGAGATACTTTTGTGGAAGAAGAAAGCGTCCGCAGACGCATTCTTAACGATTTTCCCGATGCCTTAGCCGTGGATATGGAGAGTTGCGCCATTGCACACGTTTGTAAAAGGCTCGAAGTCCCATTTTTGGCAATAAGGGTGATTAGCGACCGGTGCGATGGTGCGGAATATGCCGATTTTTGGGAGAAACTCGCTCAAAAGTCGTTCACGACCACAAAAAACATCATAAGGAAGCTAACAGAAACCTGAATTTAAGGAAAAATGAAGATTACACGAGACCAAATAAAGGAAATCATGCCAAACGCCTTATCGAAGGACATTGAAACATATCTGCCATTGCTCAATGAGGAAATGCCAAGGTTTGGCATTGACACACCACTCCGCAAGTGCCATTTCTTGGCGCAAATAGCGTATGAGAGCGGTGAACTTCGCTATAGCCGTGAGGTCGCAAGCGGAAAGGCTTACGATACGGGAAGGTTGGCGAAAGTTCTCGGAAACACACCCCAAGCTGACGGCGACGGACAGAAATACAAAGGCCGTGGGCTTATCCAGCTCACAGGAACGGCAAACTACAGGCGTTTCAATGAATATCTAAGAGATGTATTAGGTGAAACGGTAGATGTTCTTGCCAAGCCCGAAATCGTGGAAAAGCCAAAATATTCTGTCATGGCTGCTTGTTGGTTCTATGATACCGCAGGGTGTATCGCTTTGTCTGACAAAGACGATGTGAAAGCCATAACGAAACGGATCAATGGTGGCTACAACGGTCTCGAATCAAGAACAAAGTATCTGAAAAGAGCGAAAAAGGCATTGCTATGAGAAATCTGAACGTTTTACTGTTGGCTCTGCTGCTTGTTGCGTGTGGAACAACGAAGAAAAGCTCAAAAGAGATTGTCAAGAAGACAAACTCTCTGACATCATCGCTTTCATCGGAAGACAGCGTTATAGCTGAAATCCAAAAAAGCACGCAGACAAGTCTGCAACAAACATCCTTCTTGGATGTAGATGACAGCACGGAAATATGGACTGTCACCACCACAAGTTGGTACGACACAGAGAAAGCCGACAGCAACGGTGTCGCTCCGCTTATGAAGCAAGAGACGGTGAGAAGTTCTGTGTTTCATGGAAAGCGAAGCAAAGAGCAATCCAGAAAAACTCTTTTATCGGAAACGAAAAGCGACCTTGCTCTGACATCGAAAGAAAAAGTAGAAAGTGGAGTGTCTGCCGAAAAAGTAACCAAAACATCAACCCAGAGCAAAAGTTCTGCCACCAACACACGGTCTATAATATACGTTGCGGCAGGAATGGTGTTAACAATCCTAATGGCAATCCTTGCTTATTGGGTGTTCACCAAATACCGAGCGGAAAGGCTTGGTAGTTGACCATTTCCACTTACTATCATACCCTCGTTCATGGCAGACGGACGAGGGCTTTTTTATGTCAGTTCCACAAGGAAAAAATTGCAAATCAGATAAAATTTTCTTCTTAAATGCTTGCAGGAATGATAAAATATTGCTATCTTTGTAACAGCAAATAAGATAATACATTAATTCAAAAACTCCACACAATGAGAGCATTAAAAAGATTAAAGAGAGACGCGATGAAGCTCAAACAAGAAGCTGAGATGGCGTTGTTCCTGTTACAAGGAAGCAAGGCAGAATTCAAGAGCAATCCCTGCCAAAAGACATGGGATGAAATGGAAGAAGCCGAAGAGAGCTTCAAACGTGCGCATGGCATGTACGAAAGCTGCCTGTCGTGTATCCGCGACTATGATTTCTACCGCGAGTGCGAAAGGCAGGAGCAGGAGATGGAAGCAAGACGAGAAGCATACTTGCAATATTGTTAAACATAAAAAATCAAGAAATGGATAAGAAAGTCATTCAAATGATGTTCACGAACATCTGCTCGACAGACGAACTCCGGCCCTTAATGCGAGGAGTTCACTTCGAGAAAGAGAGGTGCTATGCCTCTGACGGTCATATCCTCCTTATCTACAAGGAGGGCAGTGAGAAACTTGACGGAAAGACAATGGGTGCGGACGGCGAGGAAATATGCGGAAGATACCCGAATGTGGACAGCGTATTCCCCTCCAAGGAGAATAGGGGAGCAAAGTTCGTGACCGACTTCGTGCAACTGAAGAACGCATGCACATACCATATGCGGAAGATGTCGGCAAATCCCAACGATGTGGTGGTCATTGAGGGTGTTGGCTACAATATCCGTCAACTCGCCCGATTGCTTGGAACAATTATGCTGATTGGCGACAGCCACAAGATACAGTTCTTCCACAACGGAGCGGAGCGGGCTGTAACGGTGCTGAGCGATAAGGTGCAGAGTCTCATCATGCCTACATTGTACCGGCCGGAGGACATCGACCGACCGAAAGAAGACATTGCGGACGTTGAATACCTTTCATTCGAGAACCTCATCAACAACTACGTGTTCAACTCGTGGAAGAAGCCTGCGCCAAAGGAAGCCCTCGCATGGGTGGGATAAAAAAAGAACATAGTTATTCACATTTATATATATCAATATGCAGATAAGGAATATACCATTAGACAGCATCTGTCCGAGTTCACTCAATCCTCGCAAGACATTCGACCAAGAGTCGCTGTACGAGCTGTCAGAGAACATCAAAGAGAACGGTCTTATCCAGCCTATCACAGTCCGCAGGCTGTCGAAAGGCAATGACCACAAGTATGAAATCGTCTGCGGAGAGCGGCGTTACCGTGCCACGAGACTGGCTGGGCTTGAGGAAATCCAGTGCGTCATCAAGGACTTGGATGACAAGCAGGCATTCGCGGCGATGATTATCGAGAACCTGCAACGCAAGGATGTTGACCCTATGGAGGAAGCCGCTGCTTTCGCCAAACTCTATGAGGACGGCACGATGAAAGTGGCCGAGATAGCGAGAATGTTAGGAAAGTCCACCACGTATGTCATAGGGCGCATAAAACTGAACAAGCTGATACCAGAGTTCGTTGACCTGTTGCACAACAACACTTTGCAGCTTATCCACATGCTGGAGATAAGCAAGCTGACAGAGACACAACAGAAAATCCTGTATGATGACTGTTTCTCGCCATCGTGCATCGCCCGCTGGACGCAGAAGATTCTCAAGCTTGACCTGCTTCGTGAGATGATAGACGAACACGCCATGAACTTCCTTGATACGGCGAAGTTCTCACCGAGCGACAGCACGTTCTCTTGCGGAAAGGATTGCGAGGGCTGTCCGCTCAACACCAAGAACAATCCCGAAAGCTATAAGGATGCCGCCCGCCCCCGGTGCATGGATGGCGTTTGCTTCAAGCGGAAGACGCAGGAACACATCTTCCGCACAGCTAAGTCGTTGGATATGCCGATAGTGTACCAAGGCGACAACAACGAGGATATCGTAAAGGCTGCGGAGGAATTCGGCCTCGCATTGGTGAGCATGACTGGCCGTCAGTATGTGCTTAGCCCGAAAGAGCCAGACAAGGCTTCATTCTCCGATGAGGAGTTCTATGAGAAGCGCATGCAAGCCTATCGCCATGTAAAGGCTATCTTCGACAGCAATATGGCTGACGGAAGCGTGGAAAAGGTGTATGAGCTATGCTTTGACGGAAAGTTGAGCGGAGAGTTCAAGTATGCTTATTCAATCCCAAAGGATAGGGGCGAAGCGTTGGACTTGCAGGCATCCGACAAGAAGAAAGAGCAGCTTACCAAACTCAAAGACGCAAAGCTCAAGTCCGTGGAGAAAGAGCTTGAGGAAGCCGTGGAGAAGAAACGCCAGTCCTTGGAGCGGTCTGCATATTCCAAACTGAACACATTCTTGAGTTCGGAAGAGCAGAGGGTGTTCTTCGCCCTTTTGCTGAAAAGGCTTTCGCAGGAATTCAAGGCATCCATCGGGTTGGTATGGCAGAACACGGAAAGCTGGTTCAAGGACAACGCCGCAGTCATTGACATGAACAGGAACGCAATCAAACGAGAGTTCATAAAGTCCATGCTCAGCGAGAAGAGCGTCTGCTATTCCCACGACCTTGAAGGGCTGCTTGAAACTCTCATGGCAGACCAGTTCGCTTCCGAGGCGGCAGAAGTGGAGAATGCCGTTGCGGAGAAATACAGCAAGCAGCGTGAGAAAATCCAAAAGGAAATAGACGAGCTGAAAGCGGAGGAAGAAGCGACTAACTCTGTGGATGCGGACGAGGGCATTGCCTCCGATGAAGTCAATTCCATGGAAGCGCAAGCAGTGGAGTGAATCCGTGGGGGGGGGAGGGAGGACGATTCGCAAGACCGCCCTCCCTCTCATCCCTTAGGAAAAATTGCAAATCAGATAAAAATTTCTTCTCAAGTGCTTACAGGACTGATAAAATATAACTATCTTTGTGACAGCAAATAAGACAATACATTATATGAAAACAGTAACAAAAGAAAAGGTCTTGACAATACAGACCACGAAAGGTGAATTACGATACTACCGAGACTGGGACAATTACGAGGGAGGAATCGTAATGCTCAACCCTCGGACGATTGACCGCTACAAGCAAATAAAGAACGAGCATCCCGACACCGATGAATACGGCGTATTCTTCGCTTTCAGCCGTGAACAGGCTGCAAAGGGTGTTAAGCGTCTTACGGAACTCGGAAAAATAACAGACAAGACGGAAATACAATACCACCCACACGTCAGCGGTCTGTACGGAACAAGCGAGGGCATAACCGCTTTTCTCGAAGCATACGAGAACAGAGACAAAGCCATTCCGCAGGAGTGCGACCCGCAGGAGGTGTATTTCTATGAGTACAACAACCACGAAAGCATGTACGCTTGGGACGGCGATGTTGAGGCGATAAAACTCATAATCGAGTATTGGGGCGTAGATGTGGCGAGGACTATCAAACGCTACAACGCGGCAAAGACGATTGAACAAATCACAAAGAAATGATTATGAGAGTAAGAATGTTGTCAAAAGCTGAAGGCGAGCGGTGTAGCATCAGCCGCTTCCCGAATTTTAGCCGAAGCGGAAGCATATTGGGGATGAAAAGGCTCTGTTATGGAAAAGACGCGCTTCTCGTGCGCTGTGGCAGCTACATCTACGATGTCAGCAGTGAGCCGGAAATTTATTATAACGCAAGATAGTCAACCATGAACGCATGAAGACAATAAACAAGAAAGAAATGGAGCGACTCCACAGGAAACTGGATGAGCTGAAGTCCCGCAAGCCGCGTAAATACAAGCGTTTGGATTTTCATCTGAATGATTTTGGAACAGGTGTAATGCTTGGTATGGCCGTTCCTAATAATGAATTCCATAATGTGACAAGATTTTTGAGTTACGAGAGTATGTATATACTTCTCAATTACATGGCTCACCCAATAGATAAAGAGATAGATAACATTTTGTCTCTGATGAAACATAAAAACGAGAAGGAATAACTATGACTAACAAGGTATATGTAATATATCAAGGTGATGCGTGGCTTTCATCATCAAGCATTGAGACGTTAGGCGATGACGTGGCATACAGCACACGAGACAAGGCTGTCGGTCGCGTCATCAAGGAAATAATAGCCCTGCGTGGCGAGCCGAAAGCCAATAAGGACGAAGCGATACGGCAGTTGAAAGAATTTGGCTACAACCAAACACAAGGGATGGACACCAACTTCTTCATCACAGAAATGGAGGTAAGATAATTGTAAATATACTTCAGATGAAAGCTATATATAAGCCTAAAGGCAAGGCAGGAGAGTATGCCAAATATGCCGTGAATTTCTACACAGGCTGTTCTAATGACTGCGAGTATTGTTTCTGTAAACGTGGAGTGATGGCAACCATATGGAGTGACAAGCCGAAACTAAAGAAATGTTTCAAGGATGAGCAGGATGCGTACAGAGTGTTCTGCCTTGAGGCGGACAAACTCAATGAGGTATTGAAGAAGGAGGGTTTGTTCCTGTCGTTCACGACCGACCCTTGCTTGCCCGATACAGTGGAACTTACGAGATGCGCTGTCAGCTATGCGGTGTCAAGGGACATCCCGATACAGATACTTACGAAAGTGGCGAGTGAAGAACTTTATACCGGATTAGAGTATTATGCACAGTGGATGAATGACCCTCTCCCGAAAATCGCCGTTGGCTTTACACTTACGGGACACGATGAGTTGGAACCAAAAGCGAGTACAAATGGGGGACGCATAAAAATGATGCGCAAAATACACGATTTGGGTTTCAAGACATTTGCGAGCATAGAGCCGATTATTGATGTTCAAAGCTCTATCCGTGTAATAAATGAAACGCTCGGCTGTTGCGACTTGTATAAAATAGGATTGCGCAGCGGTGTCTCAAAAGACTATTACAATGATATAGGGCTGCGTTGCTTTTATTCTTTTCTGAAAGGGCTTGCTTACAAAAAAGCGCA